CATTCGATGACTAAGGCGATTAACAAAAGAATGGGAGAGAAGTCTCCCATCATACTATTTATTTTTGAGACGTGTACTGCGTCAACAGAAAGGAGCGTCTAGCCATGGCATTTTGGAGTGATAACTTTACAAACGGGGGTCTTCAGGATCCAAAGAGAAAGTTTAGATTTAGAGTTTCAGTCACAGGGCTCTCAAGCGAGCCTATTATGTGGTGGGCAAAGACTGCAGCAAAGCCATCATTTACTATTGCGTCTGCAGAGCACAAATACTTGAATCACACATTTTACTATCCCGGTTCTGTTACTTGGAACGATGTTGCAATTACAATGGTTGATCCACAAGATCCAGATGTTGCGGCTCTGTTGATGACATTAATTGACAATGGTGGCTACCATCCACCAACAACTGCTAATGATCTTTCGACCATGACAAAGGCATCCGCCGCGGCTGCGCTTGGACAGGTTACTATTGAAGCCCTCAACGGCGACGGGAACGCAATAGAAAGCTGGACTCTAAACAATGCTTGGGTGACAGACCTTAAATTTGGCGATTTAGAATACGGTGGAGACGATCTTACAGAGGTGAGCATGACGTTGAAATACGATTGGGCAAGTCTCCAACCTGCCAGCGGCACCCCAATCCCGGCAACCGCAGTTACAGAATCATAATACCAAACACACATAGAGGTGACATTTGTCGAGAAACAGAGACCGTCTAGGTGGTGGAAATTCCACACCTAAGACCGGAGCAGAAGCTCCCCAAACGACACAAAACACAGGATTTTCATTCGTTGTACCAACCGAGTTTGTAGAACTGCCTTCAAGAGGAAAGTTCTATAGCCCCGAACATCCATTGCATGGATGTGACAGCATAGAAATCCGCCACATGACAGCCAAGGAAGAGGATCTTCTTACATCGAGAACACTCCTTAAAAAAGGAATAGCGATAGAGAGACTCCTTCAGAGCATCATAATTGATAAATCAGTCAAGGCTAGCTCCCTACTAGTAGGAGATCGCAACGCACTTGTTATCGCAGCCCGCGTTTCAGGCTATGGCAGCGACTATTCAACAAAGATAACTTGCCCTTCATGCACAAAGGCTTCCACTTATACATTTGACCTTAACGAGGCAGATGTTTATGCAGGAGACAGAAGAGAGGACATAGAGATTACAGATAACGGCGATGGCACCTTTGGTGTTACGCTGCCAGTACTTAAGCTAGATGTAACCTTTAGGCTGATGACAGGCGTAGATGAGATCGCGAGTAGTCCAACAAACAAAAACGATAGAAAAAGAATGGAGAACTCAGCCGTAACCACACAATTGAATGTTATGCTTGAGTCAGTCGCAGGTGATTCCAGTTCGGCGATGATCCAGACTTTAGTGGAAAATATGCCTTCACGTGATTCACGATGGTTACGAAGAGCTTATAAGCTAGCCTCTCCAAACATCGACCTAACACAAGAATACGAATGCGAAGAATGCGGCTTTGAACAAGAGATGGAGGTGCCGCTCACCGCGGACTTTTTTTGGCCTAGCCAATGATTACATGGAGAACGTGTATGAGCAGTTCTTTTTCTTAAAGTATTCCGGAGGTTGGTCTTTCTCCGAAGCATACAATCTACCTGTGGGACTTCGCAAGTGGTTCGTGGATAGGTTGGTAAAGCAATTGAAGACCGAGAACGAGGCGATGGAGAAAGCCTCAAAAGGTCAATCTGGCGGGAACACCCAGACATTGACAGCAAACAATAATCCGATGAAGTCAATTTAGAGAACTTACTTTAAGGCAGGACCAGTAATAAGTCCTGTCTTTTTTCGTATAAAACTATTTATTTCAGTGAAGTTTGCGCTCAATAGATAAAGAAGAGGAAAGATTTAGTGGCTGACATCGGGGATCCCAACAAAATAAGTGCTGATCAGGTTAAGGTCATTGATGAAATGATCAAAAAAGGCCAAGAGTATAAAAAAATACTCGACTCTTGGGGTGCGTCTGTTGCAGATTACGTGGCGAAAAATGCCGAGATGGTTAAAAACCAAGAGTTATCCGCCGATGCACTTGAAAACGAAATCGAGCGCCTCGGCAAGAAAATTAAAGCAGAACAAAAGATAATAGATCAATACAAGGAACAGAAAAAGTCTCGAGAGTGGGAGATCTCCTTTAATGAACAACAAATTGATCATCTGAACAATCAGATTCGGCTAGTGAATCGGCGATTGCTGCAAAACGGTGACTTAGCAGAGTGGGCCCACGCGGAGACCAAGCGGCTTGAAAAGCAAAAAGAACTCCTTAAGATCAAGAATAGAGAAAACTCGAAATATGTCACCAGCATGGAAGAGGCAGTTGGTCACGCCAAAGATTTGGCAACATCCATGGGAGGACTATTCCAGGCATACGATAAGAGCCCGCTCTTTAACGTTGAGAACATCGTCAAGTTTTCGAGAGCCATGGCCGGCGGCAAAAACAGCGCTTTGCAAATGTTCAATACGCTCGCATCAGTAGGGTTATCGTCATTTATCAACGCAACCATAGGCGCAGCATTAGCGGCTGATAAAGCCGAGGTAGCTTTCCGTAGAACTTCAGGCGCCTCAAAAGCGCTTGCACGGACGATGACAGACTCCTACGCAGCCACACGCGAAATGGGGGTGACGATGGAACAAGCCGGACAGACCATCTCCTCTCTTCACTCCAAGTTTACCGACTTTACGATGATAACAAAGAGAGCCGCAACCGAGATCCAAAACACAGGTAACCTTATGCAACGACTGGGGGTTAGCTCAGACTCCTATGCTACGGCTTTACAAATTGGAAATAAAGTGTTGGGGCAAACAGCAGAACAAGCAGCCAGCACAACCCTAGAGTTAACAAGCTTGGCAGCTAACATAGGTGTCGCGCCAGCACAGATGATCAATGACTTCGGCGCCGCACGCGATTCTGTTGCTAAACTAGGCGCTGACGGTGTAAGAGCGTTCAAGGATCTGGCAAGAGTATCAAAGATAACAGGATTAGAAGTAACGAAACTGTTAGCGATTACAGATAAGTTTGACACATTCGAAGGTGCCGCAACTCAAGCCGGCAAGCTAAACGCAGCGCTAGGCGGAAACTTTGTAAATGCAATGGATCTAATGACAGCAACAGATCCTGTAGAAAGATTCGAGATGATAAGGGGTGCAATTGAAGAAGCTGGACTAAGCTTCGATACCATGTCATACTATCAGAAAAAGTTCTATGCTGACAGCCTAGGATTAGATTCCGTCGGCGATCTAGCAAACATGATGTCCGGCGACATGTCCGCTTTAGGGAATGAAATGAACATGACTTCTGCAGACTATGCTGAACAAGCAGACCGTGCAAGAGAAATGCAAGACGTCATGGAGAAGTTGAAAACTCTCATGAGAAGTCTAATACCAGTGTTTACTCCATTAATCGATAAACTTACTGCCATGGCAGAACACATGTCTAAAAACATTGAATTTTATAAAGGCGCCGTCACCGTCCTTGGCAGTCTTATTTTACTTTATAAGGGCTCCCGCGTGGCCCTGATGGCATGGGTTGCTATAAAGGCAGGAGCCGTCGCTGTAATGGGAACATGGAATTTCTTGGCAGGCATAGCATCTTTCTTCAGAACGAAGGAAACCGTAGAATTAGCCGCCAACACCACTGTACAAGGCACAAATGCCGCCGCAAAAGGAGTCAACACTGCTGCAACAGGAGCATTAGGCACCGCTTCCGGACTTGCTGCAGGTCCTATGCTGGCATTTGGACTCGCTGCGTTGATGGTAGGCGGCGCAATCGCCATTGCAGCGATCGGCATTGGCCTTGCCGCCGGCGGATTCGCCCTAATGCTCGGAGTGATCACGCTTGAAAATACGTCGCTAGCCATTATGCTTATGTTGGCAATCGGAGTTTTCGGCTGGACGGGAGCCGGAGTGCTAGCCGGGATTGGCTTCGGCGCGATGGCTGCTGGGCTTCTTCTTCTCGCCGGCTCTCTCGCGTTCATTTCAACAAAAGACCTCGAAGCAATAGCAACCTTCTCAGAATCGCTCTCAAACTCATCAGCAGGGCAACTCCTTGAGACTGCCCGCGCACTTCGAGTGGTTGCAAAGGCTATGGACGAGATACCACTTTGGTCCGCTAGAACTCTCACAACGGTCCTGAACCATGTCTCAACAACATCTGCCCAATCTAGCGCCGGATCGTCCGCAGGCGCCGGCACAGGCGGCTCTGGCGGCTCTGGAGCAGCTTCTGGAGGAGGCTCCCAATCCCGTTCCGGCGGCAGACAACAAGTAACAGTTAACTTAAGCATTGATGGTAGCGTATTCGAAACGAAGGTCTTGGACATCGTTGATGGCGCCCTC